CTAGAGCTGATACTGCCAGCCGAAGAAGAACTATGGGCTGTCACAAACTCAGGTACCGAGTCGCTGCGACTACTCATTCCAAGTTTGTACAATCAGTAAGATGCCACGCAAATACCCCTACTACCCTGTAACCGAACCAGGCAAAGGCAAACTGCCAGGTACCGAAAAGTTTATGGATCTATGCAAACGGCGCTACCCATCGTTTACCAATCTGGGCACCTGGGTAGTGCGTAACATGCGAGGCAAAAAAACCTTGAGTGTGCACAGCCTCGGAGTCGCTGGCGATGTGGGCTATCCACCGACACGCGCAGGGCGTGCAGACGCTAAAGAGCTGTGGGATTGGCTTATTGAACACTCCGAAGCGCTAGGCCTTGTAGAGCTGCATGACTACAAATACGGCGAGTTTGGCCGTGGTTATCGCTGCTCTAGGGGCGAAGGCGTAAAGGGCGTAAAGGTCTATGCCAACGCTGAGGAAAGCGCCGGTACAGGTGGTGCCTGGTTGCACTTCGAGCTCGAGATGGACATGGCCACAGACGCTAAAGCCCTCGAGGCAGCGTGGCGAGCCTTGCCAAAACCAGCCAAACCGTAGGTATCCACCAATAGCGATTTGTTTTTGCTATGGTGACAAAACCAACTACAAGAGGGAGCACCGACATGCTTTTTGATGATTTACCGTTATTCCGTGATTGCGACCCAATTACGAGCAAAAAAGGTGGCAAGGCCGTAGCGCCACGCAGGGCCTCTCAGGCAATGCTTTTGCTGTCTTACTACCAATACAACACATTGACCGATGAACAGGCTGGTATGGCCTCTGGACTGGCTCTGAAGCCACGCTGTTGCTATTGGAAGCGCTGCAGTGAACTAAGGGCACTTGGCTACATACGAGACACAGGCGAAACACGCATCTCAACAGCAGGCTCAGCCATGATGGTCTGCGAAATTACCCATTTGGGCAAGATGGCACTGTTATGAGCACCGATGCTATTTTCTGGTGGTCTAGCCTTTTTGGCTTTGCCTGTGGCGTAGGCATGACCTGTGCCCTACTGGCCTGGTGGAACCACCGGTGAGCGAAAAGCCAAAGGTGTACACCTACATACCGTTAGTATCGGCTAACAGGAAATTACTAGTACAGGTGTTTTTAGACCCTGAAACAAATCTGATCGTGCAGGCCCAAGTGGCCACCAGGTATGAAACTTGGGGTGCGTGGGGATTGCCTACCGAGGTTTTTGAGGATTGAAAAAAATAATGGCTATAGCAATACTCTCGACAGCTCTAATGGCAACACCAGCCCACGCGCAAGAGGAATGGAACCACCCCATGCCTAAGCAGTGGTACATCAAACTCGCCCAATGTGAGACAGGGAACAATACGCAGCATCGCACACGCTCGTATGTTTCTGCCTTTGGCATTTACCGTGGCACCTGGGACAACTGGAACGACACACCAGCCAGCCGAGCCCACCTGCTTACATTTGCTCAGCAGGCTCGAGCTGTAGATCGGATTGCCTATAAAGGCCATACCGAGGGTGGGCGCTATCGCTGGCCTGTAGGGCTTTATGGCTGGGGTGCTATAAAGAACAACTGCAACGGCCTAAACGATGACCTATGCAAATCAAACCACCCATCTGTTATAAAAATAAGACGCTGTAAGCGTTAGAAAAGGAACACCCGACATGGACATTGAGGAAGCATTTGCGATAATGCACCCAGCGCTAAGCATCAAGCGCATGCAACACCACGAAAAATGCAACCACGGACTCAGCACCTGGTTTCCAAAGGCTGATTGCAAACAGTGCGAACTGCTAGAGATTATTGACTCATTGCAGGCTCGAGCTGCAGCGCTTTCCACAGAGCTTGCGCGACTTGAAAGGGTGTACTCACATGGGCTTTGATCTTGCAGACTACGAACCAGTAGCCCACAGGCTTGACCGGTGGTTGAAAGATTGCCATGTGCGAGGCGTACAGCCTCGAGTACTTACCGATCTAGTGCATTACCTACAAAACTCTGCTGTGTTTAGCGCGTCACTCTTTGAGGGTGATGTTTTGATTGCTACAGGCTGGGCTGAGGAAATCCGTGGGGAAGGTCACATAAATAAAACGAGTCATTTGGAAAACTGCGAGACAGGTGCCGTTGGTCGAGCTTTGGCTAATGCTGGCTATGCAGGTTCAGACCTGAACAAGCGCCCGAGCCGTGAGGAAATGAGCAAGGTGCAGCGCATCACGACCACCAGCTCTGATGGTGTCACCACCGAGCGCCCAGCGAACGCACCAAGCGATAAGCAGGTATGGCTGTATAAGAAACTGCTCAAAGAGGCAGGCAAGTTGCCACCATTAGACCTGGCATCTTGGGACAAGTTCAAAATCAGCAAGGCCATTGAGGCGCTAAAAAATAATGAGCCTGAGGAAATCCCACTGCCCGAAGAGGAACCATTTTGATAAAGAAAGCATTACCACTCATTATCCATTTTTGTGAACTGGTTATTGGCTCTTACATTGGTATTTGGATTGCAAGGAACTGGCTGTGATAAGCGACAACGGAACCTTGCGCGATCATCTCTCTGATGTAATCATGGAGCGCAACGAACTACTGCTAAAGGTTGAGTCTTTACAGGCAATGCTTTATAAAGAGTCACTAAAAGTGGGGCTAATGCAAACACGCCTTGACGAACTAACAATCCAACTTGTAGCGCTTTGGAAAATCGATAATGACTGACTTTCTCTCTTTGGTCATCATGGTGTTTGCCGTGTTCATGACAGGGCTATTACTTGGACAGGCAAGCAAGAAATGATGCCCTACGGCCTAAACGGTGAATGGCACTACGCCGACTGTGAAGCAAAACTAAACAGCGACCCTGACTGCGACTGTGTAGGCAATATGGCTAAACAACTTGCCATTGTCGTTGAAGAATGTGGCAGGCTCATGGCAATTAACCGACAACTCGTAAAGCAGCTAAACAATGCCACCCATGACTGAAGCCTCAGAGGCCATCTTTCAAGACCAGGTGATACGCCTCGCCAAAGGGCAGGGCTGGTTAATCTTTCACGCGTCACCCAAAATGGTGCGCCCTGGTGTATGGCGTTCTGATGGCCGTGGCTTTCCTGATCTAGTTCTTGTGCACAAAACTCGAGGCCTCATCTTTGCAGAACTCAAAACCGATTTGGGCAGACTCTCTGAGCATCAGCTCGATTGGGGCGAGGCAATAGTAAGTGCCGGTGGTGAATACCATTTATGGCGACCACAGAACCTGCAGGCTATTGCAGAGCGCTTAGGGCCACAATGAAAGACAAGGCCTATTGGGCTATGACCCCAGCGCAGCGTGAAGCTCGCAAAGAAAAGATGAGAGAGTACGCACGCAACCATCGGCCTCAGCAGGCTTTGCGTGATAGGCGTAGAAAAGGCTCTGCCAGCAACAACGCTACAAAGAACCCAAGACAAGCATCGATAAAGCAGTACATAGTTACTGTGAAATGCGCTCAGGGCCAGTGCACAGATTGTGGTTTACCTTGCGAGGAATGGAACCATTGCATGTTTGCCTTTGACCACTTACAGCCAGCACTAAAATCATTTGCGTTGTCTAACGCTTATAAAATCGTTGGGATGACTAAAGACCAGATAGATGCTGAGATAGCCAAGTGCGAACTGGTATGCCATAACTGCCACGCCTTTAGAACCTGGATAGAACGCCAACACGATCAAAATGAGGCATGCGATAACGATGAGCGCGAATACTTGCCCCTATTGGAATTGATGCGATAATGCTCAACTTCTGGTATGGCCTGCTATTCTGCCTCGGCATCGCAGCAATACTAAAACTGCGCAAAGACTAAACATGAAATTTGCTTATGCTGACCCACCCTATTACAAACAGGGAAAAAGACTTTATGGCGACCACCCACAATCTGAAGTTTGGGATAACAAAAAAGGACATCTGGAATTGATAGATAGATTGCATAGCAATTATTCAGATGGTTGGGTGCTGTCATGTAATCCATCAGATTTGTCATGGATTTTGCCTTATAGCCCTAATTTGCGAGTTTGCGTTTGGGCTAAAACTTTCCATCAAATTAGACCTCTATGTTCTGTTCAATACGCTTGGGAGCCTGTACTAATTCATGCTGGTAGGCAAGTAAAACATCGCAAACCGATGGTGCGAGATTGGCTCAGTTGTGCTCGATCTATGCGTAAAGGTTTGATAGGTGCAAAGCCTGCAGAGTTCAATGTGTGGATACTTGATTTGCTCGGATTTGACCCAGAACATGACATTATTGATGACTTGTTCCCAGGTACCAATGGGCTTGCAAAAGTACTAGAAACTTATACAAAAGCCTAATTATAGAGCTAAGGTAAATTACAACTGAATACGACCACGGCCACATACGGGATTGCACTGTGTTGGCATAACACTCGGGAACGAGGGTAGAGCAGTGCGCCTAACCACCTGAGATGACTTGACCTGAAGGGCTGTTAGGAGAAGCCACTGTGCAGAGTACGAACTTCTAAAACGCGAATGGCTGACCGTCCTAAACAAACCACCTGCCACAGTTACATACTGAAAGTGGGGGCTGGCACAAACCACACGACTCGCTCACACGCCCGAGAGCAACCCGATGCGAAGCGAGGGGCGCTAGTAACATAAGCCCAACACCACCGACAAGGACACACATGGCAGGCAACAGAAAAACCACAGCACAATACCGAGCCAACAGAGCAGCGCTCTTAGAAGGACACCCAGACTGCCACTGGTGCGGCAAACCCTGGGACAAAACATTCCAAGCAGACCACCTACTCGAACACGATGCCGGTGGAGACGACTCACTTAGCAACCTCGTACCGTCATGCCCCACATGCAACGCCAAACGAGGAGCCATCTATGTCAATCGCAAAACAACAGCACGCCAACAAGCACGCAACCAAGCCCTCAACGCCAAACCCCACAACGGCCAAAACACCCAAAACCCCATTTTTTTGGAGCAACAATCAACCCCGAGCAAGCGTTTAGGCCAGATATCCCCGAAAGGAAACGAACTGGCGACAACTGGCGCGAACCAGCCAGGGCCTGCTGGGATTGGTCGGACTCAGCCCAGATTGGAAACGGCTCGAAAAGGGTTTTCTCTCTACGCAGATTTGGTTGCTGAGTTTGCTAGCAAGTACATGAGGGTTGAGCTGATGGATTGGCAGCTCTACGCCATTGATGGTGTCTTTGAGGCTGAGCCTGATACCGGTGATCTAATCAATCGTGCAGCGCTTATCTCGGTGGCGCGTCAGAACGGCAAAACTGTTTTAGGCCAGGCTTGTATTGGGGCGTGGCTTACTTCTATTGCTAAGTTGCGTGGCAAGCCACAAACGGTAGTGAACTCGGCTCACGAGTTGTCGCTTGCTGTGCGCCAGTTTGAGGTGGTGGCCCCGATTTTGCAGGAGTATTTTGGGGCGACACTAAAGCGTGCCTATGGCCGTAACACTTGCGACATGCCAGATGGTTCACGCTGGCTTGTCAAGGCTGCAACACCCTCGGCTGGTATGGGTTTATCGGCTGACTTTATCTGGGTGGACGAGGTGTATGCAGTTGAGGACAATGTGCTCGCCCATTCTCTTAGGCCAACTATGAAGGCACGCAACATGCGAACAGCTGGTGGCTCACCGATCATGTTGATGACTTCGACTGCCGGTACTGAGGCTTCCGTTGCAATGTTGCGTTACCGAGAACAAGGCCTACAACTCATTGACGATAAACGCCAGGGGCAGTTTTACTTTGCTGAATGGTCGCCACCACCAGGAGTTGATGTTATGGACACACGCTGGTGGGGTTGGGCTAACCCAGCGCTCGGTGTCACGCTCGAGTTGGAGTCTTTGCTAGCCGATGCTGAACACCCCGATAGATCATCTTTTTTGCGTGGCTCTCTCAACCAGTTTGTCAATGCTGATGCTTGCTGGCTTCAGCCTGGCGAGTGGGAGCAATGCCTTTCTGACATACCAGGGCCTGAGGGTGGCTGGATAGCTGTGGACACCAGCATTGATGGCTCTCGCTACTCGGCTGTTCGCGCAGCAGTTGATGATGTTGGCGTAGCACATATCACTGTTGAGTTTGTAGTTGGCTCACTACCTGAGATGCAGCAGGCACTATTGAAGGCTTGCGAAAATCCATCGATCATGTTGGCTGTTACGCCACCATTAGAAAACCATGTGCCACTGTCTTTGGAAAGGCGTAAAAAGGTAGTGGGCTATGGCGAACTGATGCGCTACACATCACTAGTCAAGGGCATGATCAACGATGGCAGGCTTGTCCATCAGGGCCAGCAAAACCTTGCTGAACAAATGAACAGGGCAGTAGCAGTTACCCAGCAGAACTCACTCGTGATTAGCAGTAAGCGTTCACCTGGCCCTGTCGAGTTGGCGCGCCTCACCATATTTGCAGCTGCACTTGCCTCTCGACCAAAACAAGGTGGTAAGCCAATGCTCGTTGTGGTAAATCGCTAAGATTAGTTTTGGTGCTGTCCTGATCTTTCTGTCGGGAATTGGTCAGGGCAGTGCCACCCCCACCTAGAAAATGTGAGATAATCCGAACATGGCGCTATTCAACCGAGTAAACAAAGCAGCAATCTCACCTGCCCCAGCGAAGGCTGCAGCTGCCGGTGGTTACACGCCTAACCAGGCTGGCGTAAATCTTATTGGCCAGTACTACACCTACTACGAAGGCGAAGCACGCAACAGGGCTATGAGCGTAGCGACTATCTCACGCGCACGCGATCTCATGGCATCGGTCATTGCCTGTATGCCTCTCAAGATGTATAACGAAATGTGGAACGGTGAGGAGATGGAGCAAATCGATATTGCCCCACGCACCTGGCTACGCCAACCCGACCCTGGTGTCACCTACAACTTTCTTATGGCATGGACATTTGACGATTTATTCTTTTTTGGGCGTGCTTTTTGGTACATCACAGCACGCACCCAAGACGGATATCCAACAGCATTCACACGCCTACCGGCAGGCTCAGTGAACACCACAGATCAGGCTGGCCCTGTCTGGTACGGCCCATCTAAAGAGATTTACTTTCAAGGCCAAATGCTTGACCCTAAAGATGTTGTGCAATTCTTGAGCCCTGTACAAGGCATTACCTACATGTCAGAGCAGACCGTAGCCACAGCATTGAAACTAGAGGCTGCAAGATATCGCAATGCAGAAAGTTCAATACCTGCTGGTGTTTTGAAGCAAACAGGTGGCGAACCACTAAGCGCCACCGAGCTTGCCGATCTAGCGTCAGCGTTCAATGCTGCACGCGCTACCAATCAGACAGCTGCACTAAACGAGTTTTTGAGTTACACCGAGACAACAGCAACCCCTGACAAAATGCTCCTAATCGATGCAGCGAACTACCAGGCGCTTGAGTGTGCACGCCTCACCAATGTGCCCCCCTATTTGGTAGGCGTAAGCACAGGCTCCTACTCGTACCAATCCTCAGAGCAAGCTCGAGCAGACCTTTACATCTTTGGGGTGAAGGCCTACGCCGATTGCATCGCAGCAACATTAAGCCAAAACAATGTTTTGCCTCGTGGAACTTATGTAAAGTTTGATGCAGATGAGTACCTCGTTGAGAATTACGCAGCAGACAAAATGGACAGCCCCGACATGCCCCAAGAAAACACCCAGGAGTCATTAGCATGATCAGGTTCAACGCAATCAATGTAACGGTAGATGCAGCAGCGCCAGACGGTACGCCACGGCGAACCATCTCAGGCAT